TTGACGTATTGGCTATAAACAATAATATGACTACAGGGTATATGTTAAAGAAAAGACTACCGTTGCTTTATAATTTATACAATGAAATTCTATGTACCCACAGGGGTATAGAAATAGTGCCATTCGAAGTCACTGAAGAAGATAAACGAAACTTACTATACAAGGAACTTGAAGAAGGTCGGGAGGGTATTGTATTGAAAAATCTAACCTCAACGTATAGATTAGGTAAACCTGGAAAAGAAGCTAAACCTGTTAATCATTGGTATAAGGTTAAGAAGAAAGATACTGTAGATGTTACAATAACTGGTAGTGAACTCCCTGAAAAGTACTATAAAGACCCACAGACGGCTACTTTAAATCTAGAAAGGCTAACTAAACCATATCAGATGGGTTGGTTTGGTTCTATAACTTTTATGTTTAAAGACGAAGATGGTATTATAAGATATGGCTCTTGTTCAGGTATTACTGACAATATGAAGAGTAAGTTATCGAACGGTGAGCATCATATTAAAGACGAGTATGTGGGTATGGTAATGGAAGTTGAATATATGGAAAAAACATCTGACGGTAATTTAAGGCATCCAAGGTTTGTGAGGATTAGAGAAAGAGAGGAAAAATAATGGAAAATAAGTATTGCGAATATCCAATCACTATGCCTGAGGTAAAAACTAAAGCAGAAGTAAAAAGAATAAGCAGAGATAAAATGTTTATGGAAATAGCTCGTATCGTAGCTTTACGAGGAACTTGTGATAGAGCCCAAGTAGGTGCTGTATTAGTCGACCCCAATAATAATATAGTCGCTATAGGGTATAATGGAGCACCTTCAGGTGAGCCACACTGTGATAAAGCTGGTCATATAATGTATCAAGGACATTGTATTAGAACAGTTCATGCAGAGGAAAACTGTATTAATAAAATTGAGAATATGAGCAAAGGTAAATATACTTTATATGTAACACACTATCCCTGTGTAAAATGCCAAGTTACTTTGTATGAAAAAATAAAGAATAACCCAGGGACTAAATTATTAATCGTCTTTGATAAAATGTATGGTACTCCCACTGCTCTTTCTCTTTTGGGTGATGTTCACGACGTACTTCAGATAAGTAAATTTATAAATTAAATTTTCTAGTTGACATTTGATACTCAGTCATGATATAATTAATTATAAAATGAAAGAGAGGGTAATATGGTTTGTAATATTTGCTCGTTAGGAGCCGACTCCTTAAATGGGCCTTTAGAAGGAAGATGGGTAGGGCCAGAAAATGGCTCTCCCATAATGATGGTTGTTGGTGATTGTCCCAATCTTACAGACGACCAAAAGCATAAAGTTTTTACAGGACAAAGGGGAAGAATAGTTGACACGATTATTCGTGAGACTTGCCCCGATGCTAGGATATTTTATACTAATGTACTTAAATGCAGGGTGGTGGATGCAAATTCATTGACTAACGATATGGTAAAACTATGTATGGATAGTTTTGTAAATGTAGACGATATTGACCCCCAGGTAATAATTACTTTAGGCAATATAGCTTTGAAGGCATTAACAGGAAAGTCTGGTATAACTAAATATAGAGGTTCAGAATTACAGTACAAAGGCTATAATGTAATACCTACTTTTGCTCCTGGAGCTGTACTGAAAGCACCAAAATATGAAGTTCAGTTTACAGCTGATTTAACTAAAGCTTCTCTTGTTGCCTCTGGACAACAAACTTCAGATTTTGAATATAATTATATATCAATAATGAATAAAGAGACGCTTAGGGACGCTTTAAATGCCTTACAGATGCTAAAAATTAATAATAAATTGAAATATTTATCATTGGATTTTGAAACTACGACGTTTGACTATTGGAGACCTGAAACTAAGATAATGTGTATGGGTATATGTGCTGATGGGCATACTACTTATGGTATACCTTTAGAACACCCTCAGTCACCTTGGAGAGGTCAAACAAAGACTATGCTAAATTTATTCAAGCCGTTTCTGACAGACCCAAATATTCCTGTGGTAGGAAATAATTGGAAGTATGACCAAAAATGGGCTAGAGCTAAAGCAGGAATAACAATTAATTTTGGACCAGATAATATGCTTATTGACTATGCTAATGATGAGAATATACCTCATAGTCTTGACTATCAGGCTGATGTGTATTGTAATTCAGGCAAGTATAGTTCAGAAATTTCTTTTCCTAAATATGACCCTGTAGTTCAAGGTATTGATGATGTAGTAGCTCAATATGAAAGTATGAATTTGGCTAAACTTTTGAAATATAATGCTTTAGATGCTTTTTATTCTTGGCATGTCTATCCTATTGTTTCTAAAAGGCTTCAGAATGACCCAAGAATGGAAAAAATATATAAACACTTGTTAGAGGCTGGTTCTCATATGTTTGTGAGGATAGAGGAACAAGGAATGTGGTTAGACCCGAAAAGATTAAAAGAAGCCACAGAAGAGTGTACAGTAAAACTTGATAACGCAAAGTTCGAGTTAAACTGCTTGATACCCGAAGGATGGTGTGAAAATAACCTTTCGAAAAAACAACTAAAGCAAGGGTTTAATTGGAATAGTACTAAACAATTGGGTCAACTATTTTTCCAAGAAGATGGTTTCAATTTTCCGGTACTAGCAAGAACAGAAAAGGGAGCTCCAAGTACAGCAGAGTCTGTGATTATTAACCTAGCTGCAGAGATAGACCATCCTGCACTAATGGGTTTACTTGAATACAGAAAATGGGCTAAATATATGAGTACCTATATTAAACCATGGACAGCAAAATTGGATGGAAATTCAAGACTTCACCCTAATTTTAAATTACATGGTACAGTAACAGGTAGATTATCAGGAGAAGATGGTGTTCATCAAGTTCCAAGAGATAATTTTATTAGACGTATAATTGGGGCTCCACCTGGTTGGTCATTTATGGAAATAGATGGTTCTCAAATTGAACTTCGTGTAGCTGCAGCTGTATCTAATGAGAGTACAATGCTTAGAATATATGCCACAGGAGGAGATATTCATAGAACAACTGCTGCTCAAGTATCAGGAAAGAAACCTGAAGACATTACAAGTGATGAGAGAAAGAAGGCTAAAGCTGTTAACTTTGGTTTCCTATATGGAATGGGCTGGAAGAAATTCAAGGTATATTCTTGGGAAAAATATGGTGTTAGGGTTACCGATGCTGAAGCTAAACACTTCCGAGAGAGGTTCTTTGAATTGTATCGTGACTTACCAAAATGGCATGCTAAAATGAAACGTTTGGTTGCTAAATTAGGTTATGTAGTATCACCTATTGGCAGAAAACGTAGACTCCCGAACATATACTCTTCGGATGATAATATCAGAGCAGGAGCTGAAAGGGAGGCTATAAATTCACCGGTACAAGGTTTTGGTAGTGATTATGTATTAGCTGCCTTTATAGAAATGTTTAGTATTATAGAAAAAGAAGACCCAAATTTCACAACTATCAGACCTGTGGGAACAATACATGATGCCCAATACTATGAAATTAGGAATGATAAAGTTGATTATTGGGCTCCCAAGATTAAACAAGTATTTGATGACCCAACAAGACTACAGGAATGGTTTGGTTATACACCCCCATTACCTATTACTGGAGATATAAAGATTGGTAATCATTGGGGAGACGCCAAAGATTGGAATGTAGGTGAACCTTTACCTTACGAAATGAGGTGAGAGAATGAAGTTTAAACTAGATTTTTCAAATGTTGATGAGCCAACTGCGAAGCAAATAGATTTAGTTCATGTTATATGCGTATGTCTACACATAAGTAAACCAAAAGAATATACTTTTGACGCTTACTCAGAGTTTATTGAACGATATATAGATGAGTTTAGATGTGTAGAGTATGAAGAATTTGGAAAACAATATGGGAGGTAGAAAATGAATAAAAAAGACAATTTTGCTGATTTGGAGCGATTAAACAGTGGTTGGATTCCTGTAAAAGAGAGATTACCGGAGGAAGCTGAAGAAGTTTTAATAACTCTTGTACATGGAAAAGTAACTTGGGCATATTTATATCAAGGGGAATGGAATACTATGTTTTCAACATACCCAATAGAACGTGTAATAGCATGGCAACCATTACCACCAGCTTACAAGGAGGTGATAAAATGAAAATAAAAAATTTGAGAGCCAATGCCACAGAGATAAACAAGACACCGCATAAGATTAGATATATATTTGTGATAAAGATGAAGGATGACTCTCCGTATGATACGATAGGAGTTACTACAACTTATAAAACTCTTAGCGAAAACATTAAGTTAAATATAGACTCTGTAGCTGTAGTTGACTTAAAAAGTAATATAGTATCATATTTAAGACTTACTGAAATAGAATATTTCTTAGACGAGTGGAGAGACAATTACTTCGACCCCGATTGGGATATTCCGTATCAATTTTTTAAATAAATTTCGGAGTTGACATTCGTATGATTTTCTTGTATAATTAATTATAAATAAAAAAGAGAGGGGAAATTATGAAACTTAAAGAAGGTAAAGTTTCCATAGATATAGGTGATTGCGATGAGCTTGGTGTTCTTGAATTATCTGTGTCTAAGGCAAAGAAATGGAAAGGTTGTCAAGTAGCTCATGACTATAAGTATGTGCGAAAATTAAGGCCTAAGTCAAAGGCAAGACCTTTAACACTGGGTGGTTTAATACATGAATGTCTTGAGAAAAGGGCTGAAGGACAAAACTGGGTTCAAGCTATTAAAGATTTTAAGGTAAACGAATGGGCTAAACTATTTGAAGAAGAAAGAGTTGAACTTGGAGATATACCAAACGATGCTTTTCGTATTATGAGAGGCTATCATTATTATTACCTGGAGTCAGACAAGAGGTATAAAACTATAGCCGCTGAAGTTCCGTTTAGAGTACGACTTGAAGGTACCAAGATTGTATTAGTTGGTATTATCGACTTAATAGTATTGGATACCACAGATAACAGTATATGGTGCTTTGAACATAAAACAGCTAAGAGAGATATACCCACAGAGGAGTTCAGAATGACTGATGTTCAGACAACTGTCTATATTAGGGTAATGCAATATCTTGGACCTACTTTAGGATATGAGCCATCACAAGTGAAGGGTATTATGCTTGACTATTTAAAAACAGCTCCACCGACAATACCTGAAGTACTTAAAAATGGCACATTATCGAAGAGAAAGATTAAATGTGATAGGTACACCTATCTTGAGTGTATCAAGAAGATTGGAGGAGACCCAGCTGACTATCAAGATATGCTGGAATATATGGACACCAATGTATTCTACAAAAGAATACCGATAGTAAGAACACCAGAGATGGAGCAAATCATTATAAACGACATGATAACCACAGGACACCAAATACTAATGATGAGCGGGACCCAACATATAACACGAAACCTATCTTGGACTTGTGACCGACCCAAATGTGAGTATCGTGACTTATGTATAGCTGAAGTTCAAGGATATGACACAAGCACTTTAATAAAACTAAATTTTGATGTAGAGGAGGATGATGATGGCAAGGAAAGCGATGGAGATATCGACTGATTTTGATTTAGACCTGGAAGACTCAACAATGATGGACACAGTTCCAGATAACATGACAACACAGGCACCAGTATCTGTGGACTTAGGTGACTTTTCAGAATTTGAGCAGGGAATTGAAGACATAACATTAAAGTCAGAAGAGAATATCAAGGCATTATTATACGGACCAAATGGTACAGGAAAGACAACTATAGCAGGTACATTTCCAAGTCCTGTATTGATATTAGACGTAAATGAAAGGGGTACAAGAGTATTAGCTTCAGACGACGGTAAATGTAAGAAAAGAGCAGTTGATACTTTTGAGATGTTTGTTCAAGCCTACTGGTACTTAAGGTCAGGAAAACACAACTTTAAGACAGTAGTTATTGATAATGTTACAACTTTACAAGAAGTAGCGATGAGGTATATCATGAATAAGGAGGCTGATTTTGAACTATCAAAAGACATGGATATGCCAACTCGAAGAGATTGGGGGGGTTTATCTCAGATAATGAAACGATGGTTAATTGACTTCAGAAATCTTCCAATGAATGTAGTGTTTATAGCTCAGGAAAAGAGAGATAAGGAGGAAGATTTAGACTCAGATGACTCTTCAGTTTACCCACAGGTAACACCTTCAGTAAGAGCCATACTAGGAGCTGCAGTTGATGTTATTGGAAGAACCTATGTAAATGAGTCAGTTAACGCTGAGACAGGAAAGACAAGAACTAAATTCTGTCTCCGAATTGCACCAGGACCTACTTACTTAGCTAAAATAAGATTACCAATAGGTGCTCAAACACCTAAGTCAATAGTCAACCCGACTTATGACGCACTAATAAAAATTATGAATGGTGGCTACAAGCCGAAAGGAGAAAGCAATGGCGAAATTTAATGTAGACTTTACAGGAGTAGGGGAAGGTTTTACCCTTCCACCTGAAGGAGATTATATTTGTAAAGTAACAGGAGTCGAATTAAAAGATGGGCCAAAAGGCAAATATTTGAATTGGACTTTAACTATTGGAACTGGGGAATATAAAGGCACTAAGATTTATCATATAACTTCTTTTGCTCCCAATGCTTTATTCAACTTAAGAAACTTTATGATAGCCTGTGGTAATGAAGTCCCTAAGGCAGCATTCCAAGTAAATACAGATACTTGCGTAGGTAAAATCATTGGAGTTACCACATATCATGATGAGTATGAGAAAGACGGCAAGAAGAAAAAGTCATTAAAAGTTGATGAATGTTACAGAGTAGTTAAAGGCAGTAATGGTTGGGTAAGAGTGGATGAAAATAAGACTGCTACTAATGCTGTATTGACACCTCCTCCTATAGAGGAAGAGGAAGAGATCCCATTCGATTTGGAAGATGATGAGATAGATATCTAGGAGAATACAATGGCAAAGAAACCTGAAACACTTCTCTCAGAGAAAGTCCTCTCTCGGCTTCGAGCTGATGGGGGTTGGTGGATGAAAGTACATGGGGGTTTATTTCAGGCTGCAGGAATACCTGACATAATCGGATGCTGGCATGGGAGATTTATTGCAATCGAGTTAAAGATGACCGGTGAGACACCAACTCGATTGCAGGCTCTCACTTTAGATGCCTTGAAACAGGCCGGAGCAAGAACAGGAGTTGCATATTCAGTTAAAGAGGCAGTAGATATCAGGGATGAAAATATTTGTTAAAATTTAATAAAAAGGGGTTGACAAATCATCGGAACTCTGATATAATGTAATTACAATCTTAATAAAAAAAAAGCCTATAGGAGGAGAAATTATGGCTAAATTAGTAAAACCCGTAGAACAAGTTGTAGAAGACTTGGATGAAATGGACGTAGAAGAAATAGACGCAATGGAACAAGAATTAGTAGAGAA